GCGAGGTACAGGGCTGCTGGGTGGCGCGCCGCAGAAGGCTCGGCGTCGGGGCGAGCGCTCTTGGGCGTCCGTGTAGGGCTGGCTCCGGGAGGATTCCTGCCCATCAAGCCGCCCTCGCCTGAGCCGCACCGGCAGCCTTCGGAGTAAGGTCTGCGTCGATCTCAGCGAAAGCCGCCGCAAGGGCTGCTTCCTTGTTCCCGCCAGCCGCGCGCCTCAGTTCGGCGGCGTGTTCACGATCCCGGCGAACGGCGTCGTTGACCTCGGCCGAGCGCAGGGCGGCGGCGTAGACCTCGGCGTGACGAGCGGTGAAGCCTTCGCCGTAGCGGGCTTCGTACTCAGCCCATTGCGCCTTGGTGGCGGAGACGTGGGAGAAGTCGGGGTTGAAGACGGCGGCCATGGCTAAAACCGCCACCGGGCCGGGGCCTGCATCGCGTTGAGCGCCGCAGTACGGCCGCCAACGTGGTAGGCCTCCCGCACACGCTCGGCGTGCCGCTCGCACTCACGCAGGCTGCGCGCAGCCTCCAAGCGGTCGCGCTCAGCCTCACGACGAATGCGGTCAGCTTCGGGATCGACACCGTACGCCGGCGCAGCGGGCGCCTGCGTGATCTGCCCCCCCTTTGCGAGGAAGGCGCCCTTCAGAGCCTCAAGTTCGTCGGCTTCGGCGGGGTGGCGTTGCATCGGTGAACCTCGTTTGTGAGGTCACCGTATACGGTTCTCCGTAGATGACAAGCGAAAAGTACGGAAAAACGTACCTATGGCGAAGCCGGGTCTTCGTACTTGACGACCAAAAGCTGCGTCGTTTGCCGGCGCGCTAAGCCGACTGATCCGTTTATGACCATGGCGCCGCTAACGCGTTCATCGTGGTCGAGCACGATGGCGGCATCACCGCCGAGGGACCTGATGTGCTTCGCCACCGAAGGGCCGAGCGGGTTGCCACTGAAGAGGCCCATGCCGCGTCGATCAGTGAGAACGCCCAGGATTCTATAGTGGTGCGGCGGCGTCCCCGCGGTCCAGAACTCCACGCCATCTGTGACGACCTTCGTGCCGCCGACGCCATCGCGGACCGCGTCTCTCCCGTCGTAGGAGGCGAAGTCGCCAGCGTGCGCAGTTCCAGCCGCTAGGGCGACGGCTAAGGCCACGCCGATGGACCTCATGCCGCCTCTCCCGTGCGCCGTATGATTCGCCTGGCCTGCTTGGGCTGGGCGACGTAGGTCACCTCAGCAGCCCACTTCAGGCGCACGTCCTCGAGGGTGGGGCCGACGCGGCTCTCCAGGTCATAAACACCAGGCCGAGACCCTTTGAGAAGCCGCTTGACCAACACCTGGCCGTCCTCGGTCTCCACGACCGCCGGGAAGCCCAGCATATCTGGCGTCGGAGGCTGGCGCTGGTCCTCAAAGTAGATAATGGAGCCGTTGGGCGCCCACTCGCCGCCGCTGTGGCCGCGAACGAGGACTGCGCGCGAGGCTGCGCCACCGCCCGGGGGAATCGGGACCAGCTCGTCCCCACTCTGACCCGTGGAGAAGATGACAGCGCCCTCTGTGTCGGCTCCAACATAGCCGATGATTGGCGTATAGCCGCTCCCGCCGCCGGCGAAGATTTCCGCTACAGACACCCCGAAGGCGCTGGCGATCAGTTCCTCATTGGTGCCCTTCAGGCTCTGCGTGTCGCCCTGAACGAACGACGCGAGCGTGGTGTAGGGCACCTCTGACTTCTTCGCGACCTGCCGCGTGTTCGTGCCTACGGCGGCCATCCAGGCCTTGAATGCACGCGCTCGGTTGCTGGGATTGCCCTTGGCCATGACGCCACCATGGCGAAGCGGCCGGAACTCCGTAATTACGGGCTTACGTAAAAAATGTTGCGACATCTACGAAATACCGTAGATTGTCCGCATGTCGCCGCTCGAAACAGCCCGAGACACCGTGCGCCGCGTAGCCCTGAGGCTGGGCAACGCCGAGCTCGCCCGCCTCTCGCAGCTTCCGCTCATGACGGTGGTTGACGCCCACAAGCGAAACTTCGCTGGCGGCTCAGTCAAGACGCTAGAGCAACTATACGTAGCGGCGGAAGCATGGGAGCGCCGCCAAGCAGCGGGGGGAGCGGTGTCAGAGGCGGACGCCGCCTGATGCCTCAGTTCTCCGCAATTCCGCTGTGCCACTTCGCCAGCCGCGTCACCGCCTTTGGGCACCTCCCACAGGCGAAGCACCGCTCGGCGAGCCAGAGGCGCGTGATCTCGTCGCGATCCGCCACAGGCTCGCGCGACCGCTGCGGCAGTCCGATCCTGGCGAGGGTGCCTTCCGTCTCCTTGCGGCAAGCCTTGCGGGTTCGGAACGGAACTGACGGAACGCGGTATGTCACGGGCGCTATCGCGCACCGGGCGAGTTTCCGGACTCTTTCCAGACATAGTGAAGCCGGCAGTCACAATGCCGATACACCTGCGGCAACCTGTCACGCCAAAAGCGCGGTCACCCTGCGGCACGGCATAGAGCACGGCGCCCAGCACCGGCTCCCGTCGCTCGCACCCGCTCAGCAGCACCAACACCGCGAGCGCGCCTAGCCATGCGCGCCTCACTCCGACATGCGCTGGACAGCCCCCCACTCGGCCTAGCCCCCCGAGCAGCGCAAGTGCGTCCCGCCGGTGACGTCCAGTCCGCCGGCGGGGCTGCGCATTTTCCATGGTCAGGCGCTCGTATCCGCGCGCGCCGCGACCTCTCCGGCCAGCTCTGCCACGAGCCGGCTGTGTTCATCCGCCCGGCGTCTGAAGAACGTCCGGCCCTTGCCGCTCAGTTCGCGGCCCAGCGCGCTATTCGCACCTGCCAAGGTGGCGCGCTTGATCAACGCTACGATCAGTTCGTCCTGCTGCCTGTCCGCCTCCGTCATCCGTCCCTCCGTCGCGAGGCGAAGTGATGACGTACGAGGCGGTGACGGGCATGGCGAAAAATTACCACGGTCGGCCACGGGAGCGGCTGAGCGCTTTCCTGCGGCAGATGTATCCCGGCGTCGGGCGCGACAAGCGCTTGGCCGCCGACCTTCAGATCAGCCCACGCGCGGCGCGGAACCTGTTCGAGGACCACTGGCCCAGCGACGACACGTTCGCGGCCATCGTGGCTCGCTTCGGCCGGACGGTCGTGCGCATCATCACCGAACCGGACATCAGCCCGGTCCTCGCCGAATTGACCGAAAGGGAGGCGCGCCTTGAACGAGAGCTCGAAGCGGCACGTCTCCGTCGGCGCGAGGCTGAAGGCTTTCTGGAAGGCGCTGCGGATCGCCGCGCTGGAGATGCGGACGCGCCTGACCCGGCGCAGCTGACGCTCTTCGAGACACGCACTTTCGAACGACCTGGGGCGAGCGCTCACCCGAGCGCCTGAACCTTGCCGCCTGCGCGTCGGGCGCGGGTTGGCCATCCGATTGCGAGCCGGCGCTTCCGGCGTAGGAGAGAGGAGGGGCTCATGGCCTCTGAAAGCTCATCGCCTGCATCGTCTGGCGGGATCGGCTTGTTAGGGCTGCTCGGGGTCGCCTTCGTCGTACTCAAGCTCTGCCACGTCATCAGTTGGTCTTGGTGGTGGGTGCTGGCGCCGCTCTGGGGCGGCTTCCTGCTCGCCCTGATCATGATCGCTATCGCCGTCGTGATCGCCTTCGCGGCTGAGCGATAGCAGATGCTGGGGCGCTTCCGTTCCTGGCTGACGGCTCGCAGGTTCGCCCGAGCATTCGCACCCTACGACCGCGCCATCGAAGCCGCGCGCTGGGCCCATCGCCCGGTGCGGGATCTGATCGCCCGGAAGCGGGAGGCCCTGCATCAGGCGTTGGGGGCGCGGTCGTGAGCAAGACCGGCAGGACCCCTTCAGATGCGGCGGCTGAGATCGTCGAGAACACCCTAGTCGTCCTCGTGGTGCTCCTGTTCACGCCGTTTGGCTGGATCGGGCTGCTTGTGCTTGGGCTCGTCTTCGGGTGGCGTCCGTGACCACCTTCAGCCTCCCATTCCCGCCCGCGAGCCTGTCCGGCCACGCCAAAGGCCACTGGCGCTCCAAGAGCGGCCCTACCGCCGAGCATCGCGAGTGGGCGCGGGTCGCCGCCTTAGCGGCCAAGGCTGTGGCGCCAGCCGAGGGCGACATCCGCATCCACGTTCGCCTTGTGCCGCCCGACCGGCGGGGCGACCGCACCAACTACCCCAATAGGCTGAAGCCGTACTTCGACGGCATCGCCGACGCCATGAAGGTGAACGACCGCCGCTTCCTGCCTTCGTTCGAGTTCGCCGAGCCCAAGACGCCCGGCGAGGTCGTCGTCACCATCCAACCCCAGGAGAGCGGCCAGTGACCGAACGCAAGCGCCCCGACCGCGCCTTGGTGCTCAAGGTCGTGACCGAAGAAGCGATGGCCATCGGCGCTGATCCCGCAGCCGTGCTGGCGATGGCCATCGACCGGTTGTCGAAGCGCGCCCGTCGAGCCTCCATGCTTCGCATCCTGGCCGAAACGGGATGCAGCCGCAGTGGTCTCGCCCACGTCTGGGGCTGCGACCGCCAAGTGGTCTGCCGCTTGATCAACCCTCGCAGGCCGGAACGGAAGGCGAAACCGGAACGGCCCGTGAACGGCAATGACCAACGACGGCGCGCGCGTGCGGAGCGGTGCAATGCTGATCTGGCGGCCTGGAATGCGCTGGGCCGCAGGAGCGAAGCCGCATGACCTTCCTATGGAGCGACGAGCGCGTCGAACTCTTGAAGGCGCTCTGGGACAAGGGTCTCAGCGCGACGCAAATCGCTGCGCAACTCGGCGGCGCCCTCAGCCGAAACGCCATCTGCGGGAAGGCCCGCAGGATCGGCCTCTACCGCACCTTTGAACAGATCACCGCCGCGAAAGCCTACGGTGGCCGAACGAACATGAAGGGCCACAGCCTTCGCAGGATTGCGCAGCAGACCCGCGCGGCGGCGCCGCCGAAGCGTAAGCCGCAAGCGCCGCTCCCCGCCATCCGCGTCAGCGAAACCCGCACCTACGCCCAGCCCGAGCCGACGCCGCTTCCTGTGTTCCGACCCGAGCCCGTGGCCTCAACCCCAAAACCCTGGCTGGAACGCCGGTTCGGCGAGTGCGCAGCGCCTGTCAGCGGGGAGGGCGCCGATGTCTGGTCCTGCTGCGCGGCGGCCCCGAACGGCCCCTACTGCGCCGCCCATCGGGCCCCCTTCTACACGAAGGCCGCCGCCAAGGCGCGTGAGGCCAAGGCGAAACAGATGCGGAGGGCTGCGGCATGACCTGCGCCCGATGTGCCGAGCTGGAAGAGGAGGTCGCCTACCTGCGGGGCGAGCTCGCGCTGACCCACGAAGCCGAGACCTACGCGAGGCTGCGCGCCCATCTTCGCTCTCGGCCTGGGAGCCATCGTGGCGGCGCCATTGGTCTGATCACGGCGCTCTACTCGGCGCATGGCCGCGTGCTCACCACAGCCCAGATCATGGACGCGGTGCCGGCCACCAAGACCGAGCACGAAGACCGGATGCCGGATATCTCCAAGGTCTGGGTCTGCTCCGCGCGCAAAGCGCTCGGTCATGACTCCATCGAGAACGTCTGGGGCAAGGGCTATCGCATGACGCCGGCAGGCATCGAGCGCGTCCGCGCCATCGTCGAACCCGCCGATACCAGCCAGGTCGCCGCAGCATGACCCGCGGCCTAACCTCCGACCGTTCCCAACTCTCCCCCTGGAAAGCCAGAGCCCTTGGCGCTGAAGCCGCTCTTCATGAGAGCGAGGCGCTGAACGCTGAGCTCTCCGGACAGCTCGCGCGGGCTCATGCGGCCTGTGTCCGGATGGCGCGGCAGGTCCCGCTTGTGCGGCTGGGGAGGGCGGCTTGAGCGAATCCCAGCGAGCCTCCGCCGCCGAAATCGTGGCGCATGAGCTTGCCCGGCGAGAGCCGGCGGACCGCCCGCGATTCCTGCGGGAGCTGCTGGCCCACACGGCGGCTGGACTGGTGGTGCTCGAAGGCGACAAGGCTGCGGCCGAGGCCTGCTATCGGCTTAGCGACGCCGTCACCACGCGGGGGCGCCGTTGAGCGTGGCCCTCGCGTCCGACAACAGCAACGACTTCGCGCGCCACATGGAAGCCGTGGCCCGCAAGGTGCTGGGCGATCCGAACAAGGCCCTCTCCAGTGCCGCCGAGCTCCGCTTCGGGTCGCGCGGATCCATGGCCGTGGACATCGAGAAGGGCGTCTGGGCCGACCACGAGGCCGGCGAAGGCGGTGGCGTCATGGACCTCCTGAAGCGCGTGCTGCGCCTGGAGGGCAAGGAAGCCATCGCTTGGTTGAATCGGGAAGTTGGCGCGGAGTTCGAGGAACGCCAGGAGCGCGAGCCCTCGCGCGGCAATGTTCAGCCCATGCGCCGCATAGTGGCGACCTACGACTACACCGACGAGGGCGGCAACCTGTTGTTCCAGTCGGTGCGCTACGAGCCGAAGGACTTCCGCCAGCGCCGGCCGGACCCTGAGGCCGAAGGCGGCTGGTCGTGGTCGGTGAAGGGGACCCGGCAGGTTCCCTATCGGCTTCCGCAAGTGCTCGCCGCTGTGCATATCCGCGAGCCCGTCTTCGTGGTTGAGGGCGAGAAGGATGCCGATGGCCTTGTCCGTGAAGGGCTGACCGCGACGTGCAACGCCATGGGGGCCGGAAAGTGGCCCGATGAACTAGCGCCGCCCTTCTCAGGCGCGGACGTGATCATCCTGCCCGACAACGACGACGCCGGCCGCAATCACGCCCAGGTCGTCGCGGCTTCGCTGCAAGGCCGCGCCAAGCGGGTCCGCATCCTCGAGCTTCCGGGCCTGCCGCTCAAGGGCGACGTCTCCGACTGGTTGGAGTCGGGCGGCGACCGCGACGAACTTATGAAGCTGGTCGAGCGAGACGCCAAGGACTGGGTTCCCGAGCCCCCGCAGAGCCGCTTCGGAGCGATCGGCTTCGGCGAGGCGATCCAGGCAACGCTCAGCTACCCGCCGCTCATCAAGGGGCTGATCTTCCAGGGCGACAAGGGGATGGTCTTCGGCGAGTCCGGGAGCGGCAAGAGCTTCCTGTGCGTGGACGCCGGGCTAGCCATAGCCCGCGGCGTTCCGTTCCTCGGCATGAAGACGGCGCAGGGCGCGGTCCTCTACCAGGCTGGCGAGGGCGGGAGGGGCCTCATCAAGCGCCTCCAGGCCTACGCCAAGGAGCATCGGATCCACGAAGAGTTGCCTTTCAAGCTCCTGCCAGAGAAGGTCAACCTCTTCGCCGAGGACGGCGACGCCGAGCCGTTCATCGCTGAATGTGTTGCCTGGCGCGCGTGGTACCAGAGCCAAGGCATCCCGCTCCTGCTGATCGTCATCGACACGTTCTCGGCCGCCTCTGCCGGCGCCAACGAGAACGCGTCCGAAGACATGGGGCGAATGCTCGACGCCGGCGACCGGGTCAACAAAGCCACCGGGGCGGCCGTAGTCTGGGTTCACCACAAGAACGCGGCCGGCCTGCGGGAGCGCGGCCACAGCTCGTTCCGGGCCAACATCGAAACAGCATTGGAGGTGAGGCGAGACGAAGAGACCAAAGAGCGCAGCGCGCGCCTGGTGAAGCTGAAGGACGGCGAAGACGGCTGGATCAAGGGATTCGAGCTGCAATCCGTAGAACTAGGGATCGATGACGACGGCGACCCCATCACGTCATGCGTGGTGAGACCCGCCCAGATCGAAAGCTCACGGACCGGCAAACGGCAATTCCTGCCCCGCGGTCAGTTCAACTTCCTTCGCGTCTTGGACGATGCGGTCGGCCAATGGGGCGGCATCGTTCCCGTTGGCGGCGAGGCCCCTGCGGGGACCTATGGCGTCGAATATCCGAAGTTCCGCGACCTCTACAAGGCCGTGCTCGGGGCCGGAAAAGAACCCGGTGCGATCCGCACGGCGATCAGCCGTGATGGGGATGCGCTGTGGCGATCCGGCCTGATCGAGCGGCACGAGGAGTGGTTCTGGATCACCGAACGCGGCAAGTGGCAGCTGAACGGGGGTGTTACGTGAGATTGTATGAAATCATTGAGGAAAAGTGGTGTTACGTAATGGTAGGTGTAACGCCCGTAACACGTAAATCGGCCGTCGCGAGCGCTCTCGCGCGCGGTTTGGTTTATCTCAAACCTAAGGGTTATCCCCAGAGCTTCAGTAGGGGTTGGCCCCTTCAGGGCCATACCCCGTACACAGAACCGGGAACTGCCACGCCGAGCGCGCGAACGCTCCCGCGCCTTGCGGCGCCCGCGTTCGCCGGCCGACCCCGCGTCCGTCCAGCAGGAGCCTCGGCATGACCGACCTCACCCTCGGAGACCGCGTCTCCCTCGTCTCTGGCGGTCCTGAGATGACCGTGGAGTGCAATCCATGACCGTGATCGTCTACCGAGACGGCGTGATGGCGGCCGACACGGCGGCCTTCGGCGGCGGCATCATCTCATCCGTCGCAGAGCGGAAGATCTACCGGACGAGGTGTGGCGCGCTGATCGGCTGCGCAGGGTCCAAGCCGGACATCTACGAGTTCCGCGCCTGGGCCGACGAAGCCTTTGAGCATAGCAAAAAGCCCAGACGTTTCAAGGACTTTGGTGCTATAGTAGTTGCTCAGGGCGGCGCGGTGTCGCGCTACGATGACGCCCTGCGGGAATATCCCGTTGAGGGGCCGTGGGCCGTCGAAGGCTGCGAGGAACCCTTCGTCACCGGCTGCCTCGCCATGGGCACCACGGCCGAGCAAGCCGTCGCCGCCGCCATCAAGCACTGCGTCCGGGCAGGCGGAGAAGTCTACGCGCTGCGGCTGAACGAACCCAAACCCTCATCCGGGCTGCGAGTGGCATCGTGGAAGGAGGCTGCGGAATGAGCGATCAGAAGGTTTCCCAGGGAGCAGAGCACTCCGCTTCGCGTCGTCCTGAGGGGCTGAGCTTCACGGAAGGGCCTTGGCGGCTCTCGCCGACCCGGCGCTACGTGATGAACGGCTACGCCGCACCATGGATCTGCGAGGTCTGCACAGACCAGCGAGAATGGGAAGCGAACGCGCGACTCCTTGCCGCTTCACCCGCGATGTTCGAGGCACTGTGGACGATTGCGCGCGTGTCCACTGACTGGGGCGCTCAGGACTGCGCTCGACGCGCCCTTCGGCAGGTTTTCGGGGATGCCTCTCCACGGGAGAGCGACGCCGATGACGCGCCCGAAGGGTGCGCGCAAGGCAACTCCGGGAGGAAACCATGACTAACCTCCAAGACTCCGAACCCTTCGCGTGGAAGCGACCGAAGCGCAAAGACCCGACGGCGGCTGAGCGGAGCTTCGAGGCGTGACGCGCTGGATCCACGGCATTTCCCGCGAACTTCTGCGCGCTGCCTTCAGCGAATATTTCGGCGTCTCGGAAGAACACGCCGACATCGTGGTTGTCCTCTGGGGGCGCCCTGGCGAGTGGACCACCACGCGGCGCCTCCAGGTCCTCCTCAATAGCCATCGACCGCCGAAGCGCGGCACCATCCACGAACGGGTTAGGGTGCTCCGCGAGATCATGGAGCCGGAAAGCCTGATCAGCGGCGGCCAGCTCGACGACCTCGGCTACCAACTCAGCGAGGTTGGATTCGAGGAATGCAAGAACGCCCTCCGCGCCATGGCTGAGGTGCTCACCCGCAACGGCTCCGAGATCAGCGTGCCGGGCTTGGAGGAGACCGAACTGCCAGAGGATCGCCCGAGGCTGAGAACCGCCGCGAAGGCCTGAGACTGCCCGCTGGAGAGCCCATGGACCACTTGACCTACCTGGACCACTACAACGCGATGACCGCCCCAGCGCTTGACGAGCTCGCGATCATGCTCGGGCGCATCGCTGGCGCCGACGAGGCCCAAGCCTACCTCGCTTCCCTCCGGACATCGCAGGATGCCCTCTGGGACCAGTACCGGGCGAGCGCAAGCCAGCAGGTGGCGCCGTGATCTCAGAACAGGGTCGCTGAATGCCGTGGGAAAAGGGCAAATCCGGCAATCCCGGCGGCCGGCCGAAGGCAGAGCGAGAAGTGGTCGAACTCGCCCGCGAAGCATCGCCGCGCGCCATCGGTCGGCTGATCGAGCTGATAGAGAACACTGAGCCGAGGACAGCGATCGCCGCCGCCAATAGCGTGCTTGATCGCGCCTTCGGCAAGCCGACGCAGCCGCTGGCGGCCGACCCCGAAAATCCCCTGATCCCCGAAACGCCCAGCGTCGAGGCGCTGGCTAAGCTGAGTGCGAAGGACCGTGCAGAACTCCGCGCTATCATTGGACGCGCTGCTGGCCGACCCGAAAGCGACGGCACGCGCCATTGACTGCGCCGACGCGCGGGAGAGCTTCCATGCCTTCTGCGGTCTCGTGGAACTGCCTGGTGTCCCGCTGGCCTCAGAGCCTGACACGGGCCCGCGCAAGCTCCGTAAGGACGGCACATGGGATGACGATCCCGACGGCATTGCGGATTTGCCGTTCGCGCCCATCGAGACGCCCCAAGCCGCGCATCACAAGGCGCTGATCAGCCTCTGCGAGCGGCTGGAACGTGGTGACGTGCGCCGCGCCATGGTCTTCATGCCGCCCGGCTCGGCCAAGAGCCTATACGCCTCGGTTGCCTTTCCCGCTTGGTTTCTCGGGAAGCGGAAGGGGAGACAGGTCGGGGTAGCGACCTATGCGACCGGTTTGGCCCGAAAGGTTGGTCGCCGCATCCGCGCCATAACCCGCCAGAAGACCTACGCAGAGGTGTTCGATACCACCCTCAGCAAGGACCAGGGCGCGGTGAACGAATGGGCCCTCGACAACGGGTCCGAGTTCATGGGCGAGGGCATCCTTGCTGGGTGGACGGGCAACCGACTGGACGGCTTGGTGATCGACGATCCGGTGAAGAACCGCGAGGAGGCGGATTCGCCGGTCATTCAGGCCAAGGTCCGTAGCGAGTATGACGACAGCCTCAAGAGCCGCCTGAAGCCAGGCGCGTGGGTGCTGTTGATCCAGACCCGCTGGAACGCCAACGACCTCGCGGGCCAGCTCCTGCCGGAAAGCTGGGACGGGGAGAGCGGACCGATCATGTGTCGAGACGGTCTCGTCTGGGAGGTGTTGTCGATCCCTGCCGAGGCTGAGGCGAACGACCCGCTCGGGCGCGTTCCCGGCGAGATGCTTTGGCCAGAATGGTTCGGCCGCGATCCGGACTTCTGGACGGCCGCTAGACGCATCGCACGCACCTGGTCTGCGCTCTACCAGCAGCGGCCCAGCGCGACGGAGGGCACGTTCTTCCTGCGCGAGTGGTTCCGACGTTTCAGGCTCGGCGAGGAACCCCGAAACCTGCGCAAGTATCTCGTCACCGACCACGCCCCCACTGATGGCGAGGACAGTGATCCGAACGTCGGGCGCATCTTCGGCCTGACGGAGACAAAGGACGTCTATCTCTTGGACGGCTTCAACGCGGTCCAGCGCATGGACGTGACGGCTGACCGCATCGTCGGCAATCTGAAGACGCGCAAGGACCGCCCCGAGCCCAAGCCTCCGGAAATGCAGGGCTTGATCCGTAAGCACGAACCGTTCGCGTGGTTCCCTGAGGATGACAACAATTGGAAGACCGCTGAGCCCTTCATCGTGCGCCAGATGCGCGCCGAGGATGTCTTCTGTCGCATTGCTCCGATCAGCCCGCATGGCCACGACAAAGCGGCCAAGGCCCAGAGCTTCCAGGGTATGGCCGCCATGGGCGCCGTCTGGATCCCTGAAGGACCCGAGGGCGACAAGATCATCGACGAGTATGTGAAGTTCCCCGCCGGCACCCACGACGAGGAGGTGGACGTCGCGGGGATCATGGGTCGGGCGATCGCCATGGCCCATCCCGCTATCGTCGAGCCGGAAAAGCCAAAGGACGCCGAGCCGCGCGGCGTGACGGCCATGACCTGGGACGAGATGATGGCGATGCAGCAGCCGCGTCAGCAGAGGGTGTAGCGCCAGCCTGAGAACGGCCCCTCGACGCTGATCATGGCGACATGGAGCTCACGGCCAAGCGTCGCGATCATCTGGCGAAGGCGGTCTTCGGACTGCCGGCCGAGCGGTCTTACCCTATGCCTGATCGGGAACACGCCGCCAACGCCAAGGCGCGAGCCAAGCAGGAACTCGACGCCGGGCGCCTCAGCCAGAGCCAGTACGGCCAGATCGTGGCGAAGGCGAACAAGGTCCTGGGAGAGCGATGATGGACACTTACGCGAAGTACACCGGCGGCGAGCAGGAGGAGCGCGTCGGCGCCCAGACCTTCCCCCGCATGAAGCGAGTGATCGTCGAAGACGACGCGACGCTGGCCGAGCTGCGCGCCCGTGACGACTTCGACGTGGAAGGCGAGGCCGAGGTCGCTGCTGATGACCAGCCGGACGACCCCAAGGCCGAGGTCGCCGCGGTCACGGCAAAAGAGGTCAAGGCCGCCTAAGGCCTAGCGCTGAGAAGCGCTGAGAGGCCCCCATTCTCGGCTCATGGCCGATACCGCGCCCGCAGACACCGCGCCGCAGGGCGTGCTGAGCCCCGATCCGGACCAGGCGCGCAAGGACGCCGCCTATGCCCGGCGCTGGATCGCCGAACTCACCTCGGCCGAGAAGGCCCAGCGCAAGTGGCTGGAGCGCTGCCGCAAGATCGCCAAGCGCTACAAGGACGACGAGGCTTCCGCTCAGGTCAACCGACCCCGGCGCTATGCCATGCTGTGGTCGAACACCCAGACGATCCAGCCGGCGACCTACACGCGACCGCCGATCCCGGAGGTGCTCCGCCGTTTTGAGGACGCGGACCCGGTCGCACGTGTAGCCTCGGAGGCGGTCGAGCGGGCTATCAGCTACAGCATCGACGTCCACGACCTCGACGGCGTGTTGCGGCAATGCAGCTTCGATTTCGTGCTCTTCGCCCGCGGCCAGACATGGGAGCGTTATGTCCCGACCTTCGGGCCCGAGGTCATGCCGCCGCCGGTCCAGCTTCAGGTCACGACGAACGGCGATTCCGACGACACTGGCTATGAGGACGACGAGGGCAACACCTACGACGCCAATCAGGTCACGATGAGCGACGGCGGCGCGGCCACCTTCCAGGGTGCGCCTTACCAGCCGGTCACCTTCGAGGACAGCGTCACCGACTACGTCAACTGGGAGGACTTCCTATACGGGGTCTCCCGCACCTGGGATGAGGTCGGCTGGGTTGCCCGGCGTGTCTATCTGAGCCGCGACGAGCTGGTCGACCGCTTCGGCGCTATCGGCAAGCTGGTCCCGTTGGACTGGGGTCCGGTCGCGCAGGGCCAGCGCGACGCCGACGCCAAGATGCTGAACAAGGCGGCGATCTACGAGATTTGGGACAAGGCCACCAAGGAGGTCTGCTGGATCAGCAAGTCGTGGTCGTCGCGCCCGCTCGACCGGCGGCCAGATCCGCTGGGGCTGCCCGACTTCTTCCCATGCCCGCGGCCGCTGCTGGGCACGACGGCAAACGACTCCACGATCCCGGTCCCGGACTATGTGTTCTATCAGGACCAGGCCGAGGAGATCGACACGCTCACCGGGCGCATCGCCAAACTCCAGGACGGTCTCAAGGTGCGCGGCTTCTATGCCGGCGACGCCAAGACCAACCTCAACAGCCTGCTCAACTCCGACACGAACATCCTGATCCCGGTGAAGGATTGGCAGAGCCTGAAGGAAGAGGGCGGCCTTCGCGGCAAGATCGAGTGGTGGCCGCTGGAGCAGGTGGTGGCGGCGCTGAACGCGCTGATCGCCCAACGTCAGCAATTGATCGAGGACGTCTACCAGATCACCGGCGTTTCGGACATCATGCGCGGGCAATCCGACCCCGGCGAGACCTTCGGCGCCCAGAACATCAAGGCCACGTTCGGATCGATGCGGGTGCGAGACCGCCAGATCGAGATGCAGCGGTTCGCGCGCGACGTGCTGCGGATCAAGGGCGCGGTCATCGCCGGCAAGTTCTCCGGTCAGACGCTGAAGGCTTGCACGAACCTGCAATTGCCGACCAACGCCGAGAAGGCCCAGGTCCAGCAGCAGATCGCCGCCCAGCAGCAACAGGCCCAGGTTGCGGCCATGCAGGCGCAGGCCCAGCACGCGGCGGTCGCGCAGCAGGCCCAGGCCGCAGGCCAGCCGCCTCCGCCGCCGCCGCAGGCCCCACCGCCGCCGCAAGTGCCGCCGCAGGTGCAGCTCATGCTGCAATCCCCATCTTGGGAGGACGTCGAGGCGCTCCTGCAAGACAGCGCCAGCCGCCGGTTCCGGATCGACATCGAAACCGACTCCACCATCGAGCCGAACGACGCGAGGGAGAAGGCCGACACGGCGCAGTTCATGCAAGCGCTGGGCGCCATGGCCTCGCAGTGGGGCCCGATGATCCAGGCCCAGCCGGTGCTCGCCCCGCTGGTGGGCGAACTGATCAAGTTCGGGGCGCGCAAGTTCAAGGCCGGCCGTCGCCTTGAGGAAGTCATCGACGGCACGATGGACAAGCTCGTGCAGATGGCGAGCCAGGGACCGCCGGCCGGGGCGTCCGCCCAGCCGCCGCCGGACCAGACGCCGGTGCAGGTCGCCGTACTCAACCAGCAGACCGAGCAGATCAAGCAGCAGGGGGAAACCCAGCGGGCGGTGATCAACTCCAGGGTCGAGCAGAGCGAGCAGGCCGTGCGCGTGCTGGAGGCCCAGGCCCACGCCGCCGTTCCGGCGCCAGTCGTCCCGCTCCAGTGAGCGCGCGGGGCTGAGAACCGGCCCTCTCGCCAGACACTCGCCCCATGACGCAGCAGGGCGACCGGCAGGCCAGCATCCGTGCGGTGAGCGGCTCGACGCTAGACATCGACGGCGACTGGCACGCGCTCTGGGACTTCTGCGGCATCCCAGCCGGCGCGTTCAACGAGCGGATGCTTGCCTACTGCAACGTCAAGCTCGGCGCGGCCCACACCAACGTCAACGCTGCGATGCAGGCCCTGGCCGCAGCCAACGGCGCGGCGAATTTCTCGTCGCTCGGGACCTTCAACGCGGCCACGGCCCTGTTCCTCACCGGGACGCCCGGCGTGGCGACCCAGAACGTCGCCTACAGCTGGACGCCGACGTTCGGCGGCGGGACTGCGCCTTACACCTTCAGCATCGTGGCCGGCGCGCTGCCGACCGGCCTGTCACTGAACACCTCCACGGGCGTGATCTCCGGCACGCCGACCGGAACCGGCACGTCCAGCGGGATCACGCTGCGGATCACCGACTCGGCCGGATCTCCGGCGCACGTCGACCTCACGGGCCTCTCGATCACCGTCTATGCCCAGCTCGCGATCACCAATTCGCCGGGGACCACGGCGAACGTGGGCTCGGCCTACACCTACACGCCCACGACCTCTGGCGGGCATTCGCCGCTCACCTGGTCGATCGTCAACAAGCCCTCCTGGGCGGCCTTCTCCACCTCCACCGGCATTCTCACCGGCACGCCCTCGGGCGCCGAGGTCGATGCGGGCGTCAACATCACCGCGACCGACGTGGACGGGCGAACGGCCAGCACCGGCGCGTTCACGATCACCGTCACCGCCACGCCGTCCAACGGCACGATCACGGCGGCGCGGATCACCTCCGAGGGCTGGGTGCTCGAGCTCGACATCAAAGGCTTCAAGCCTGGTGGCAATGTCGGCCAGGGCAAGGACATCAACGGCGCCTATTCGGGCGGCTCCAACACGGTGCAGTACGATCTCGGGTCGGAGACCACACCCAAGGTCACCGTCGCGATAACCGGCCGCTCGGGCTTCGACCCGACCACGGGCGGGGCCGTCTCCAACCTCACCGATACCGCGGTGGGGACCATCTCGCTGCGCAAGCCCTACAGCGTGAGCGGGGCCGAGCAGACCAACGACGAGACGGACAACGGGACCTACGTCACGATTCGCCACGCCCTGAACAAGCGTGTGCTGGCCGGCGAGACCGCGCTCGTCTCTGTCTCGGCCAACACCTACACCGACAATGGGGCCGGCGGCACGGGCCTGGGCAACAACGCGGTCACGAACCTCGCGGTGACCAACAACTCCACCGACCCGGGCGTGAAGCCGATCTGTGCCTATCTCACGGTCCCGCGCCAGCGCCTGGTCACCGATTTCGTGTTCGAGTTCGGCGTCGCCCACGAGATGGGGCGGCTCGGCCGCATGGTCGCCGCTGTGGTCATGACCTGGAAGGGCGCGACGTCCGGTGTGACCGTCACGAAGACGGTCACCTCCATGGGCCTGTCGGGCTTCTTCCGCTCGACCATGCCGCGGGTCTGCGTGTTCAGCGCCACGCTCACCACGGCCGACATCGCCACCTTCACCCAGGGGGAGGAGGTGGACTGGTCCTGCGAGGCCAGGCCCTTCGTCGGCCCGGCGTTCGTGGCCTCGACCGACGGGGCGGCCTTCCCGACGCCGCGCATGGCGCAGTCGCTGCCGTTCGTCTGCGACAAGAACAACACGCTGGCCGCCTTCGCCACCGTCGATCCGGCCGGCGCGCTGGCCAGCACGTCCACCGCGGGCTGCACCAGCACCGACACCGAACAGACCAACACCGCCAACTGCTACCCGAGCATCAACGCCGCGCTCACCGCCTTGAAGACCTACATGGGCCGCAATGAGAGCGCGGGCGCGACCATCTACATGCGCGCGGGGACCTACGCAGACCTGGGCAACGTCAACACGACGGCCTTCACGACCGGGGTGCATTGGGTCCACGTGAAGCCCGCGCCCTCGACCAACCGCGCCGGCGTGATCCTGACCACCACGGCCGGCCAGTCGATCACCGGCAACCTGCGGCGGGTCGGCGCGCATCTGCACTTCTACAACCTGACCATGACGACGCTCGCCAACGCCACGTTGAACGACAACGTGCTGCTGAACGGGCCGGACAGCACCTCGACGCCGACGCGGGCCGTGTGGGTGGACAACTGCATCGTCACCAGCCTCAGCACCGCGGCGACGCCGTCGTCGTGCTTCTCGGCGGTCGGCCAGCAGTACTTCACCAACTGCGACATGAGCGGCAAGCTCACCATGACGCTGGGCTCGGGCCGGGGCTACTATCTGGTCGGCGGCTGCGACTTCAACAACTGCGCCACGGTGAACATCGCCGGCCCGTTCGTCGGCAATTACGGCCACGCCGGCACCTCGTTCCTGAACTTCAGCGAGACGGCGGCGAATGTCGTGCTGCCCGATCAGGTCTTCTACTGCTTCAACTACTTCACCGGCTCGAACGTCGTGTCGCCGGGCTGGTTCGGCAGCGGGACCTACACGCTGCCTCACGGCGTGGCGAAGGTTCAGAACCTCACCGAGAACTTCAGCCAGAACACGGTCTCCGCGACCAACATGTCCGGCGACAGCGACGTGAACCAGATCTTCTCGTTCGTGGACGCCTACAACACCACGGTCGGCGAGCGGTACAACCAGATGTACAACTCGACGGGCTTGGTCGCGATCCCCAAGCGGGGCGTCACGCGCTTCAGCCTTTTCTACGCCCGCTATGTGAAGCGCGACACCTTCTCGGACCCGGTGAACGGCAAGCAGGCCGGCCGGGTCGGCAACTGGAACTTCTCGCACAGCGTGGACGGCGGCTACTCGGTGACCATGACCGTGCAGTTCGGCTTCTCGAAGGTGTGCTCGAACTCCGACATCGGCGACCACTTCCCGTACACGGCCATCGCGACCTCCGTGGCCTTCGTCAACGACCTCTCGGGTCTGAGTGGCGCCGGCGGCGGCGACTACCGGCTGGTCGGCCCGACGAACGCCGCCTACGGCCGCGTGCCCTCCGGCTTCGAGATGCTGCCCTACGACATCCTCGGCACGGCCCGAGATGGCGCGGCGGGCTGCTACGCCAAGGCCTCCTAAACCCATGACCCAGCTCCCCGCCGACCCCTCGACCTTCGCTGCCGTGCTCGCTAAGGCCATGCCGGGCGAGGTGATCGTGCTTGCGCCGGGTTCGTACGGCGACCTCACGGTGCGCCGCCCGGGCGTCACGATTCAGGGGCCTGCGGATGCGGTCGTGCGCTCGATCAACGTCATCTCGCCAGGCAACGGCGTCACCCTGCGCGGCTTCACGGTTCAGATGGCGCCCAACGCGGCCACGGTCTCGACCCTCGGCGCGGTGCGGTTCGCCTCGGTGACGGACGCCGTCGTGGACGGCCTGACGATCACGTGCGGGAATGCCGTTGTCGGCGTCTCGCCGGACGCTGATCCGACCATGCCGCGACCCGGCAACAACGTCCTGGGCCTGCCGACCGGGACCGGGCTCGTGCTCCAGAACGTCGCGCGCGCCACCGTGACCAACTGCGACATCTCCCGGGCCTTCGCGGGCGTCCAGGTCAGCGATGCCTCGGGGCTGCTCATTGACCGCTGCCATGTTCATGACGTGCGCACCTCGGGCATCCACGGCTCGGTGCTGGGTGACATCACGATCACCAACAACCGACTGGAGAAGGCCGCGCCCTGGAAACTGGGCGGCGCCGGCGACCATGCGGACGGCGTCCACCTCTGGACTGATCCGGCTAAGGCTGCGCTGGGCCGGGCGATGAACATTGTGGTCAGCGACAACCTGCTGATCTACGACGTGGCGCTGCTTCCGATCTACCTCGACGACAACTCGAACGGGATCGGCTACGGCGCGGCCGACATCAGCCGCAACGTGATCTTGGGGGCCCACGCGCTTGGGGTGGCGCTTGAGAACGTCCAGGGTCAAGCGAACGACAATGTCCTGCTGCCGGTGGCGGGCGATCCGGCCCACAACATGCCGGGGATCTACCCGACCGCGGGCTCGATCGTGGCGCTCAACCGCAACACGGCGAGCGACCTGCAGAAGTCGTTCGCCAACGCTCCGCCGGCCAACAGCAACGTGAGCCTGCGCCCGACCGCCGCCATGGTCGCGGCCTTGGCGAAGCTGGTGACCTGACCGCGGCAAGCCGCTGAGAAACCAGCCGCTAGCCCGAGACTGCGTCCATGGCCGATAAGGACTACTCGCAGCTCACGAGCGCCACGACGGCCGGCGATTCCGACCTCATCGCCATCTATCCGACCGGCGGTCCGCTGAAGAAGCTCACCTGGGCGACCTTCAAGAGCCTGGTGATCACGGCGTTGGGCACGACCTATCTGACGGTCGCGAACAACCTCTCCGACCTGGCCTCGGCCTCAGCGGCGCGGGCTAACCTCGGGCTCGGGACGGCCGCGACACTGGCGTCTTCAGCGCTATTCCAGGTGGCCAACAACCTCTCGGAGGTCGCCAATGCCGCGACGGCGCGGGCGAACCTGGGAGCTCTGGGGTCGACCAATCCGACATATATTGGCGGCGCCATCGGCAACCTACTCAACAGCCTCAGCACGACGTTGGACGTAAGCGTGGCCGACTACCACCAGCGCTCCATCAGCACGAACACCACTTTCACGCTGCAGGGCGGCACGGCTGGCAAGACCTCCGATCTGACGTTGGAGATCACGGTGGCCAGCGCCGCCGTCCCGACCTTCACCGGCGTGAAGTGGGAGGGCGGCTCCTCGCCGAACCCCGGCAACGGCCGCCATCTCCTGGGCTTCCTCTGGAACGGGACCGACTGGACGGGCGTGCTCATCGCGCTCGCGGTGGCCTGATGTCGTTCGGACGCCTCTTCCTCGCCAACGGCAACTACAGCCCCCAGGCCGTGGCGCTGTTCGCGCGCATGACGAACACGCCCAGCGTCGGCCGCAAGCGGCTGATGGACACCCTGATCAAGGCGCTGATCGCGGCCGGCGTGTGGGCGAGCCTGGACGGACTCTGGGTGCCCGCGGCGGCCGACGCCCAGGCCGCTAGCCTGAACTGGGTGGCGAACAACGCGGTGACCCTCAACGGCGGGATCACCTTCACCGCTGACCGCGGCTACACCGGCAACGGGACCACGGGCTGGATCGATACCGGTGTTACGCCCGCGCTCGCGGTGCACAATTCCAACGCCGCCGGCGTCTATATGAATCAGGACGTCAACCTCAACGGCGGCCAGCTCGCCGCCGGTAGCATCGAGGTCTTCGTCAAGGCCACCGGCCCGCAGCTTCAGGGCTTCAGCGAGGGCAGCAGCGCCTTCGTCTCTGTCGTGGACGGGACCGGCTATTCGGCGCTGACTCGCACCGACGGCACGACGATCACGCTTCAGAAGAACGCGACCCAGACGGCCTCGGCGCACTCCAGCTCAGGCTTTTCGGGTCTCCCAACCTCGCTCATGTCGATTGCCGGCGGCGTCGCGCTGAGCACCGGCCGGATGGCTGCGGCGCACGTGGGCTCGGGTCTCACCACGACGCAGCTCAGCAACCTCTACGCCGCCCTGCTGAGCTACCTGACCAACATCGGGGCCAACTGAGGGCTTGATCGCGCCCTTGTGCGCAAGCCCGCTCATCGCTGAGCAGGCTACCGCACGCCCGATGATGTCGTCCATGGCCGCATCGCCCTACCTCGCCCAGGCTCTGCAATCGCTGAGCGCGCCGCAGAGCCCGCAGCCGACGCCCCAGCTCACCCCGGAGCAGATGGCGCAGTTCGCCCAGAAGGCGCAGGCCTACCAGCAGGCGAATCCGGGCGGAAACTATCTCGGCCACAACCTGATGCAGGCCGGCCGCAACCTCATGGGCTTGCCCGGCCAAGTCGGCGGCGGCCTCGCCAATCTCGCCCAGTCGTTCGGCATCGGCGCTCCGCAATCCGCGCCGTACTGAGCAAGCCCGCGCTCCGCCCATCCTGAAGCCTCCAGGAGAGCACCTTGGCGCGTTTCACCTATCGGACCTGCAAGTGCTGCCGGAACCTCCACGAGGTCTCCGCGTGGCCGACCGAATGCGAGGGGCATTTCGGTCCAGCGGTCCGCGTCGGCCCACAGATCATCTCGGACACCATTGAGCCGTTCCAGTCGATGGCTTCTGGCGCCGTCTTCTCGTCGAAGAGCCGCTACCGGGCCGATCTTCGGGCCCGCGGCATGATCGAGGTGGGCAACGAGCGCGTCCAGCATCGGGCGACGCCGCTGCCGCGCGCCGGCGACGACATCCGTCGCGCTCTCCACCAGTTGGGGAGCTAGGCCATGGCCGATGGAACGAGCCTTCGGGATACGATCGCTGCGGCGATGAAGGGCGATGAAGGCGGCGAAGGCGCGCCTGTCGTCGATCCCGTCGCGGTAGTGGCCGCGCAGGAGGGCGCCGAAGCGGCCGCGCAGTCGCCACCGTCCACTGGGGAGGCCGAACAAGGCCATGACGGCTCTCCCGGCGCGCCGGAGCGCGACGACAAGGGCCGCTTCAAGCCCAAGACCGACACTGAGGCCCAGGCCGGCGCGGAGTCGCCGCCTGCCGCGCCCGATCTCAAGACCCCCGCAGCTGCGGCGTCCCCGGAACCTCAGGAGACTGAGACGATCCGGGTCCCGCACGCGCTGCCTGCACCCCTGAAGGCGAAGTTCAAGGAGCTTCCGGCCGAGTGGCGCGACGCGTTCACGAAGCAGGAAGATTCGATCGCCGCCTTCAAGGACGAGCAGGCGCCGAAGGCCGCGAGGCTCAAGCGCTTCGACGAGATCCTGGGTCCGCACCTGGATCGTTGGCGCTTCAACGGCTTGGACGAGTTCTCAGGTGTTCAGACGCTGCTCGCAGCCCAGAACATCCTCGAACGCAACCCGGTTGAAGGCCTGGTCCATATCGCCCGCTCGTACGGCGTTTCTCCCGCTCATCTTGCGCAGGTCCTTGGGGCCGCGCCAGGACAGGCCCAGACGACCGCGCCAGGAGGGCAGCAAGCCTCGACCTCGCCGGACCTGAGCGCCGCCCTTGCGCCGCTGGTGAGCGAGATTCAGACCCTCAAGCAGGGCTTCCAGCGTCAGTCCGCCGATTCCGAGGCGCGAGAAATCGCGTCCGTGAACAACGAGGTCGCCAAGTTCCGCGCCGACCCCAAGCACCTCTACTTCGACAACGTCAGGGACCGCATGGGTCACCTGATCGCGACGGAGCAGGCCCAGGGGCTTGAGGACGCCTACGAGATGGCGATCTGGGCCGACCCCGCCATCCGTGCGATCCTGATCGCCGAGCAGGCCAAGCCTGCCTCGCCGACGCCCGATCCCGCGCGTGAGCGGGTCCAGCAGGAACAGCGGAAAGCCGCTCAAGCCCAACAAGCTGCCGGGTCTGTCACCGGGGCTCCCGCACCGGGCGCGCAAGCGCCTCCGGGGCCCGTTGGATCCGTCCGCGATTCGATCCGCGCCGCCATGCAGGAAGTCAGCGGCGCGGTCTGATCGCCTTTGCCCCCGCGAGGGGCAGGGAGCATGACAGATGGCCTCTCCGGGCCTTTCCGAAATCGTCACCACGACGCTGCGCAACCGCTCGGGCGTCGTGGCCGACAACATGAGCAAGAACAACGCCTTGCTCTACCGCCTCTCCAAGAGGGGCAAGGTCAAGCCGCTGTCCGGCGGCCGGACCATCGCCCGCGAGCTCGCCTACAGCGAGAACAGCACCTATCAGCGCTATTCCGGCTACGAGACCCTCAACGTTTCGCCGTCGGACGTGATCAGCTCCGCCGAGTACGACTGGAAGCAGGCGTCCGTGGCGGTGACGATCAGCGGCCTGGAGCAGGCGCAGAACAGCGGCGAAGACGCCCTGATCGACCTCCTCGAGCAGCGTATCGAGGTCGCCGAGAAGACCATGCAGAACAACCTGTCGCTGGACATGTACAGCGACGGCACCGCCAGCTCCGGCAAGCAGGTGGGTGGTCTGCAACTGCTCGTCGCCGACACGCCCACCTCGGGCACGATCGGCGGCATCAACCGGGCCACCTACACCTTCTGGCGCAACCAGAAGTTCCGGTGTTCGACGGATGGGACGGGGGCGGCTTCGGCCACCAACATCCAGACCTACATGAACACCCTGTTCCTGAACTGCCAGCGTCAGTCCGACAAGCCGGACCTGATCATGGCCGACAACACGTTCTACCAGCTCTACTGGTCGAGCTTGCAGGCGATCCAGCGGATCACCTCGTCGGACATGGCCCAGGCCGGCTTCACGTCGCTGCAGTACATGAACGCCGACGTGATCGCCGACGGCGGCATCGGCGGCGGGGCTCCGTCGAAGCATCTCTACATGCTGAACACGGACTACATCTACTGGCAGCCCCACCGCGACCGGAACATGGTCCCGCTGGACAAGATCCAGTCGCTGAACCAGGACGCCACCGTCCAGCTCATCATCTTCATGGGCAACATGACCCTGTCGAATGCTGAGCTTCAGGGCGTCCTCTGGAGCACCTGATCCCCCTCAAACCCAGCCGGGGCCTGCGGGTCCCGGCGCAGACCTGAAGGAGGGTCTGACAGATGCCCGCTTCCACGACCGTCTATTCGAAGACGCCGGCGCTGGGGATCAACCTCGGCAACACGGCGGTCTCGACGCCGAACCACACCCTGGGCCAGAAGGTCTGGGGCTCGGACGGCCACGCCTACATGTACGCCAAGGCCATCGTTGCGATCGGGTCGATCACGACCTGCAAGATCAGCAACGCCGGCTCGGCCTGCGTCGACTCCGGCTCCTCTGGCTGGACCGCCAACGTGCCTTCCGGCGCTGCGGCGAACCAGTACTTCTGGGCCAAGCGTACGTCGATCGCCTGATCGGCGGGGGTGCGTCGGGGAGGGCTTGGCTTCGCGGCCGGGCCCTTTTCGCGCGCCGCTGAGAACCCCCTTGCGCGGCCGATGCTGGCCTTCTCGCGCCTGGGGAGGTCGAGCATATGACCGGCCAGCTGAACGGCCATAATCCGGGCCTGCCGCCCGATCCGAGAGAACCCGTCGCGCGCGCCGTGGTGGAAGCCATCGCCGAGCAGAACGACGAGGCCGAAACCTGGGCCGAGTTGAGCGACGAAGACCGCGACGCTGAAGTCAATTTGGCTGGCGAATACATCGCCGCCCACCTGGCGTTCCTGAACCGCCATGGCCTGCGCGTCCTGCCGATGAACGCCGTGCCGGTCCCTACCTCCGTCGAGGAGGCCAACGCCATGGTCCAGGCCGCTCAGCGGTTCCTCGAAGCTCGCAAGCGCAAGACGAACCTGATCGGCGGCAAGCCGAAGCGGCTGATCCTGCCGAAGGGGGTTAGCTGATGCGGCGGTGGCTTCGCGATCTGTGTCGCGCCTATGGGCCGGCGCCAAGTTGTGCGTGGCCGCCGCCTGAAATTGCGCCGCTTAACGGGGGCGCCGGTCGGACGGTGATCGTCTGGAGCCCGGCGAAGGCCCAGAAGCTGCGAGACCTCTCGGTGCGCGCCTACGTGGCGGCCAAGACGCCCGCGGAGGCGAAGATGGCTTCTATCCTCCTGACCCTGTTTGCGCCCGATAAGGAGCGCGAAGCGCACGGGGGAGTGGCCTGATGGGCGCCGCAAACCTCGCAAATACAGCGCCGGTCATCCGCGTCGTCTCCTTGGATCACCTTCTCAAGCAGTTCATGGCGGCCACCTCCGCCATGGGCGGTCGGACGCCAACGCGCATTGTGGCATCGCCGATTCAAGTAGATCGCTGGGCGTTTGAAGCCGTCCCCAGAAGCCAGTGGATGCCGCACGGCGGTGTCATGACGATCATGGGTGCGCGATTGGTGAAGGGCGCTCACGATGCCCAGCCAGAGTTCATCTGGAGTCGACCCATAGAGGCGGACTTCTGATGGGCGGCGCCGTTCACCCCCAAGCCGCGCAAGCCCTGGCCGAGGCCGCGAAAGCCGTTGAGTCCCGGCGTATTGCTTTCGTCTGTGTCAACGTCGGCCAGCGCTACCCGATGCTCTACGTGGAAGTCCTTAGGGACATGGTCCTAAGGCACATGACGGAGAGCGACGCCGACGTGGCGTGGTTCTGCGTCACCAACCGCGCGGACGAGCTGCCCGAGGGCGTGAACGCTATCCAGGCCGATCCGGCGCTCCCGGGCTATTGGCAGAAGATCCGGCTCTTCAGTCCCGACATGCCATGGGCGGAGGGCCAGCGCGTCGTCTACTTCGACCTCGACGTCTGCATCACGGGGCGGCTGGAAGACCTCGTGGAGCGCAAGGGCATCGCTCGCGACCACGGATGGCCGACCTACAACTCCTCCGTCATGGTCTGGGACCATGGCGAGCACCGCGACGCGTGGGACCGCTTCCATCCCGACGTCATGGACATGCCCGGCAAGCTGGTCGCGCCGCATCTGCTGCCGGCCGACGTTCCGAACGGCGGTGATCAAGAGTGGCTGACCGAGGTCGGCGGCTGGGACCTTCTGTCCGACGATTGGTGCCGGTCCTGGCGCTGGGACGCGCGCTGCCGCACTTGGCCGCCAGAGCACTGCAAGGTGGTGATCTTCCACGGTCAGGAGAAGCCGGCGGATATCGCCGACGGCTGGGTTCCGAAGCTCTGGAAAGTCGGGGGCCTGACGGCCTTCCCGATCGTCAAGGGCGTCAACACCGCCGAGGACGTGCGCTTCGACCACATCCGCGCCTCGGTAAAGCGCGAACTGCCGTGGTTCACCGGTTTCAAGGACGAGGGCAAGAGCTGCGTCATCGTCGGGGGCGCGCCATCGCTGCTGGACTGTCGAGAGCAGATCGCTCTGCACCGCAAGCGTGGCGCACGGTTGGTGAGCCTAAACGGCGCATGGCGCAAGCTCGCTGCCTGGGGCCTGACGCCGGACGTGAACGTCATGCTGGATGCCCGGCCGGAGAACGTGGACCTTGTCCGCGGCGCGCCTGCCTCCATCCGCTTCCTTCTGGCGAGCCAGGTCCATCCCGACGTCTTCGACCTATTGGGCGGCCATGAGGTCGTGCTCTGGCACTGCGGCTTTGAGACCGGCAACGACACGATCCGCGAGATTCTGTCGCCTTGGTGGGACGGCCCCGATGCGCGCCCCTGCGTCATGGTCCCCGGCGGCTCAACGGTGGGCCTCCGCGCACTCTGGCTGGCGGCGTTCTCCGGGTTCCGCACGATCCACATGTACGGGATGGACTCCTCCTACGCCGACGATGGCGCCCACCATGCCTATCCCCAAGCCCTGAACGATCAAGAGACCACGGTCGAACTGGAGCGGCAGGGCAAGACCTACCGCTGCGCGCCATGGATGGCGCGGCAGGCGGCCGAGTTCACCGAGACGTGGAACGACCTCCGCAATTTCGTGGACCCCGCGACGGGGCTGCCGGCGCCGGTCAGCATCTACGTGCATGGCCGCGGGTTGCTGCCGGACATCGCGCGTGGGCTCCGCGAAGAGGCGAGGGCAGCGTGACCTATTCCCTCGCGGGCGAAGGCTGGAACAACGCCAATCTGGCCGAGATCAATGGCTGGTGGTGGCCCGCGGATGACCGGGACGCACACCCGATCATCACGCACGATTGCGAGCCCGCGCTGACGAAGTTGCTTGCGCACGTTCCAAGCCGGAAGTGCATCGTGCAGGCCGGCGCAAACGTCGGCGTCTATCCCTGCGCGCTCGCCCGACGCTTCGAGGCGGTGTTCACCTGCGAGCCTGACTCGCGCAACTTCGAGTGCCTGAAGGCGAACCTCATCCGCCACGACCGGGAACACCGCGTCACGGCCCTCCATGCGGCGTTCGGGTCGGCCCAGGGCGCGTGCAAGTCCGTTGAGGTCAGCGCGGGCAACTGCGGCGCCAACCGCGTCACCTTCGACGCTGGTGACGTGCCCGTCTGGCCTATCGACGACCTGGAGCTCACGGCCTGTGACGCGATCTGGCTGGACGTGGAGGGCTCCGAGCTCTTCGCCCTTCAGGGCGCCGAGCAGACCATAGCGCGGTTCGGCCCCGTCATCGCCTGTGAGGAAAAGGGCCTCGGCGCGCAGTTCTTCGGCCTTCCCGGCGGCGCGCTGGAGGCGTGGCTGATAGAGCGCGGATACGCCGAAGTCGACCGTATCGGAAATGATCTCGTCTTCAAGAGGACCGCATGAGCGACGCCCCCGACTTCCGCGAGCCCGATCCCAAGGGCGATAAGGATACCGCCATCCCCCGTTTCTACATCGACGCTCAGCCGAACCAGCGGCGCAGCGACGAAGACGGCGTCCCGCGCTTCGACGACGTGGAGATGGTCGAAATCCTGATCCCCGGCGACCGTAACGCCGTCTCGGTGCAGATGGTGACCGAAATCCACCGGAAGCGCTGGCCCGGCGCCTATGCCCGTTTCAAGGCCGGCCAGGAGGCGAGCGCCGACGGGACGCCCCTGGAGCAGCTCCCGGGCATGACGGCCTCCCAGGCCCAGGAACTGCGGTTTATGAACGTGCGCACGGTCGAGCAACTGGGCGACCTCACCGACGAGCAGGCCCGCAAGTCCGTCTCCATGGGCGGCATGGCGCTGCGGGACCGCGCCAAGCGCTGGCTCGACACAACGGCGGGAGCGG